AACAGTAATGCGTCTATGTATCTTTGTTCCATTTGTTGCCCCTGTCTTGACTTAGTGTTTTTTTTCTACTATCTTTCTTGCTTCTTCCATATCGTCTTGATTGTGGAAGTTTGATGCCTTGTTGAGTAAGTCTTGTGAAATTGACAGTCGTAAGACTTGCTCAAGCCTGTATACGTCTTGTGGTTTCATTAGCCCCCCTCTCTTACTCTTATTGTCGCATAAACAACGCTAGTAACACCAGAAACACACCTACGAATACCACTATTGTTTCCATTACTTAACTCCCATAATTTTTGAGCATTGTGGAAACGCTCTACTAAATCCTTGCTTTGATACAAGCAACTGTGCCCGTTTATATTGTTCGGACACAGAAGCCTGTGCTGGGTCGCCAGACCCACCAACCCACTCCCACGATCTGTTATCGAATTGAAACAAGCCCCTATACTTGCCTGTTCGGTTTACAGCTCTTGGGTTTAATGACGACTCACAAACGGCTATTTTCCGGTAATCGCTTGGGAGTAGCTCAACGTCATTAAAATATGGGTTCATTAAAAGTATCTCTAAAATTGGTCTGTCTTCCAATCTGCAGCTGCCGTTTCAGCCTGTTCGTGGCTTGACGGAAGTCTAGAAGCGTTTAACCAAGCACTAAGGTTATCTGCCAATTGTTGTTGTTGATCTAATTGGTTTTTAACGATTGTGTATGGTGCGAATTCTAGCTTAGAAAACTCCTGTTCCTTACTTAGGAATTGCAGATATTTCAGTAGTTTCTCTTTGTCCCAGTCAGTATAGATACGTTTACATAGACTATGCAAGAAGTTTATTTGCTTTTCTGTAGCAACTCTATAAGACCCAAAATAGCCCATTTCTAAGCCTTGTCCTTGTCCTGATATAGGCGCAGGGGTTTCGGGGCTAATTTTGCCCTCTACGGGCTTTTTAAGGCTATCTGGTGGGGTCTGCCAAGGGTCGTTTTCTGGGTTCACGTTACGTTGTACTTCCTCTCTAGAAGCAATACCTTTTGTAACAGCAATACCAAGAGCTGCAATAGCACGACCCCAAGCTGAGGTTTCTAAGGTCATCATTTCAGCCCCTTTAGCAAAGCCTTTAGCAGGCACGCGCTCCCAAGCCCAGCCACTTGCATAAGCCATTTTGTCGCGTTCAGGATAAGCAAAGGCTTCACCATAAATAAAAGTTTCGCCGTTAAATTCCAGTACACCTTTGTATTGAAAGTGCAAAGTGCCTTCTGGAAATTTGTCGTAAAACATTTGTATACGATCTTTAACTTCTATGTAATTCTTTAGATAATCCATTTAGTTAACTCCTATAAATAGTCCGTAGAATTCTTGCAGCTGTTGCATTTTGTTTTCACAATCGCCATTACATACCAAAGGTTCAAAGATGCACCTAGTTCTATGGTAATAATCCATAGTGTGATATGCGTGGGTTAAAAGCTGTGATATTGGGTAAAACTGTTTATCCATTATTGCCCCTTTCGTTAATGAAAGGTTAAATCAAAGGTCAGTCAAAACACGGCATTGAATTATAACGATTTGGTAACTATTTCCAAAGTTCGCCTTCGGCTATAAATGAGCCGTCTTTGTTAAAAGGTACAAGTTCTGGTTTAACTTGTCCGTCCTGTTCGTATAATATGCCAAACCCTGCTTGCCAGTTTGCGTGACCTTCTTTCATATAACGCATACCAGCACTATTAAGGTCGCATAGATGCCCAACTTCCATACCCCATAAAGTACTAAGTTTGCCTGCAAAGCCGTGTGACGCTGAAGCAATACCTTGCCTATGGGTATGACCACAAATAACATTCTTACCTGTTCTTGTAGCTAGTCCAAGAGCTGTTTGTCCTGCGTGATTGTAAAGCCTGCCTTCGTCGCCGTGACCCATAATTACGCCTTTGGCAACTTCGGTTAATGATCTGTTGTAGGTAACTTTAATATCTGGTTCGTTGTAACCTAAAAGGTTTTCTATTTTGATTGCGTCAATAACTGCAAATGCTGGTGCGTGACGGCTAATGTATTTTTCTATACGAATGGTGTGATTGCTTCTTTGTATTTGGAAAGGCTTACTGCGTCCAATAGCACTACGGAATTCTTTGAGTAAGCCCTTCAAACCAATTATATTCTTTTGTAACGAACCTTCAAACTCCAGGGCTGTGCCACGTGCATAAGTTGATATTGTTTGGCAATCAAGTTCGTCACCAACACAAAGTAATTTATCTGGTTTAACGTAATTTATGTAATCAAGTAAAGAATCAACGTATTGCTTTTTAATATAAGGATATTGCAAGTCTGAGATAACAACGTAACGTTTAATACGTTACCTCTTTCGTTTAGGCTTACCTAACTGTGTGTTAATACTATCTATAGTACTACGAATTTTTGTGACCTCAATCTGTAGGCGTGTCACTTTATCGTTTAATGATGAACCACCATTAGGAAACAACTGTGTTTTCATTTTAGTAATTTCAACTGTTGCTTTAATAACTAAAACAAGAACAGTTACAAGTAAACCAATAATGCCAACAAGTTCGTTTATCATTGTCCGTCAAACCACTCAGGATCATAAAAGTCGTCGTCGTCTTCTTCTGGCGATACTGTGAATTGATATTTTTCAGCTGCAAAGTTAATCATTCCAAAAACTGAATGTTGTGGCATATCTGAGTTGGCTTGTATCTTTATAGTTTTTTTGCGTCCGTCAAAAACCTCTAATAAACAAACAAACCCTGTAATAAGTTTGCCGTCTTCGTGAGCTGTGTTAATCACTTTTACTAGCTCTGAAGCCATTACGTCTGGTAATTCAATTGTTTGCTTTTTTGCTTTAGGTTTGCTCATATTTCAAATCCCTTTCCGTTAAGGTCGCCTGCCTTAGTAAAGGATATATGCATATGGGATACGTGAGGGTTAGAGCCTTTGTAAACACGCCAAGCCCAATTTTCTTTTGATGAGGCTATACGGTGTTGGTGAATAATGTAACTAATTCTTTTGTCGCCTTTAAGTGCTATCATCTTTATATTCTCGGCTAATAGCCACGATTCTTTAGATGAGCCTTTAACAAGGTCTGAGTCAATATCTATAGCACGAACCCACCCATTCTTATCTGGGTTATGATCTGAGGCTATGCGTTTTTTATGTGCTGTGTCGCCTATCCAACCGTCTGAGCGTTTATCACGCTTAGGATACTTGGCGTTTATTTCAGAGCGTAATTGCTCAGCTGCTTTACTTAATCTTGGTTTTGGCATTAGGGTTCATAGCTCCCATAGAAGCAGCTACAACAGCACCTAATACAGCTCTGTAATCAAGGGCAAAGTCTGTTGCTTGCCAAGCTGCTAGGAAAGCAATTGCAGCTAAAGAAAATTGTTTGTGGTTAAAGGATTGCATCTAGTTCTTCTTTTGTTAATCCTGCTATTTCACCAAGTTTTTTAATCGCTGAATCGCGTGCATCTTGCTTGGCTTTATACTCGGCTTCGAGTAGGCGTTGTGCTTCTGCTGTTGCTTCTCTGTCAGCAATAAATTCTTCTTTGTCAGCACCAGTTAATTCAATCTTGTCTTCACCTATTTGAATAAATATTTTATTTGTTGTAACCATATACACTCATCACCCCTGACATATTTCCAGAACTTCTAATAATACTTATTGAATCAAAAGATGTTGAAGATGAATGACTAAAAGACCCTATTCTCATTTCTCCATTACCTGTGTTTCCTGATGCAACATCTAATCTCATTTGGTGAGTAGTTCCAAAAGTTATAGTTGTATCAAAAGGATTTACTACTTCTAAAATAATTGCACCAGCACTTGCAACATCTGCCATATAACCAATATCCCAAGAAGTAGCAGTTGTGCTATTTGCTGCTACACCAGTCGAACCATTACTACTCACATAAAAAACTGCATTGTTATATACTGAACTAGTGTTGTCTGAACCAGATGCTCTAAGTCTAGCAATAAATGTGTTACTAGTTGTAGTATCTGAAGAATTGAATAAAATTCTATAATTTGTATAAGTTGCACTAAAAGTATTATTAGGTGCAGACACAGAAGATACTCCACTAAAACTAGTTGTATTTAGTAATACCATCCCGGCTTTTTTAGTACCAAGGGCTGTGTTCATAGCTGTATCAACAGCGTCGCCTAAATCACGTATTGCGTCTGCTCCATTTTTTACTAAATCAGTATCGGCAGGCGTTGGAAATGAATAATTGGTCGTATTCGGCATATCTCTAGTTTATCCTTTTCTTAAGCAACGTCAAGCCACGTCAAGTCATTAGGCAGGTTTTGCCATTGGGTTAATGGGTTATAGTCTTCCCATTGTACATCAAGAGAGCTGTAGATTGAGTTAGAAATTGCTAGATCTAAATCAAGGCTGTTCTTTGATAATGTCCAAGTCCAGCCTTCACAAAAACCTTCAAATACGCCTGACG